ATATCTCTATTTATGAAACGAATATAATTTGGAATGTAAATATACTTATTGCTAATGATATTCCCACAAGAAATGTCATGTAACTATAACGCAAATACTTAAATTTATTCGTTGCAATTACTCTACCTATACCATATATGTCACCTGTCAATGCATCCATAATTTGTGCATCTGTCATCAATCGTTTAGCATATTCTTCTTTATACTCTCGTATTGATATGTGAGCAAAATGCCCAAAGAATAATGGATTATAGAATGGTGAAGACTTATCTATTTTACCTGTCTTTGTTTTTGGATAGTCAATCTTTGGCATAATCACTATGATAGCACAAACCAGTGCCACAACTGAACAAATACCCAATGCCATGAGAGGATATAATAACATTTCGTTTGTAATATTTGCAACTGTAATAGAAAACACAATTGAACTAACTGTAATCATGATATTTGCTTTGGTGTCAGCCATCAATGTTAAACGCAATTGATTGTTATAATTCAATCGCAATATATTATCAACTGCCGTTCTATTCTCTGGTACTTGTTGAAACCCTACATGTGCATCCTCTTTGTTATCAAAATTTGAAAGGTCCCATTTATTCATCTTCGTTTCCGTGTCTTATGAAATACTCAAAGTTATAAGCCCACAATGATTCATGAATAAGTTTGGCTCCGTTGCTTTCGTGAAACTTTTTAGCCATTTCTGTTTTAGGTGAGAGTGTTATATATCTCTCGTGTTTATTTTCTAATACCAATTGGGCCAATGAAATATTTAGTAACTGTCTGCCCATACCATTTACATGTGACCAAAGACTATAAAATATTGCTTTGTTTCCTCCCTTACATGCACCACCCCAATGATATTCCGTGAGCAATTGTTCCTCACTGTCTGGTATTATTCTTGACGTATGCATACAAACGGCGGCTATCAAATTCTCTGGTTCACCATAATAAAATACTCTCGCACCATTTTTTATTCTTAAAGCAGGTACGATATTCCTTCTTACAGGATCAGTTTCAATAATCTTACCCACTTCCTGTACATGAGTTGCTTCTTTTAGCATCATAAATGTCTTTTTAACACTTTCTTATACTCTTTTATTGAATGATCCCTCGCATCAATTTTTGTAACATCGCCAATTGGATGATCTTCATCCCAATCAAGTGTTTCTGCATTTATTCTGATACCCCAATGAACATATGGGTAAGGTGGGAGAAAAGGAACAGGATCGTTTTCTAGATAAACTCTGAAATGCCCATCCATCCATAATTGTTCCATGATTACTGAAGGTGAACCAAAGGTGTATATCTGTACTTCGTATGCATCATTCTCAAACCACAACCCCAGTATTTGTGCTACTGCACCTCCAAGAGAGTGACCTGTGAATATGACCATCTCTTCAATGGCATGATTCTCTATCAAATCTTCTTTGATTTTTTCAGCGGCATCTCGGAATCCTTTATGAATTCCTGCCGATAGTTTTTTGTCTTGAAAGGGTCTGGCGTCAAGATCTGAGAGAACATTTCTACCGTTATTAGTACCACGTATGATAACAATAGTGACACCACGATCTTGAACCACATTATATGAGAATTCATTATCTTGTATCTCCTTGCCGTCATCGTAGATTTTCTCACAATAATCTGCCATCTCAACAAGAACATCTATGCCTACTGGTAGATTTTCTTTTGTACCGTTTGCTCCGCCCATATTTAAAAATTGATTAGTTGATAGACAGGATGTAAAAATGAATAATATGAATACTAGGTTAATCTTTCCAAGAAGTTTCATTCTCTTCTTTCTTCTTCCAAGTTGCGACTCCGAGTATGCCTGCAAATGCTATGTGAAACATACCACCCATCTGTAATGTCAACGGTTCCCATCGTGTAGCATCACACACTAAACCTTTGTCAACCATTTTGTGACAATAAGTTTCCATCCTCATGTTCCACATTAATGGTGCGACAAAGAAATCGGTGAAGCATAGAAAAAGATACAAAATCCCCGCCCAATCCTTCCAATACCGATTAATGATATAATTTATACTCATGGTTCTTTATTTCTATATTTTTCACGCACCTCTCGCTGAAGTAAACCCCATTCAATATCTTGACAAAGAACATCTAAACGTATTAAATCTTTACGTAAACGTGTGACCTGTTTTACAATCTCATTTCGCCCTTTGTGAGTTTCAGGTAAAACATCATAAATTTTCTTCGATAACTCAATTAAGGATGGAACATCTTTTAATATTTGAATTTCTCTTCTAATCTGCTCTTCTGTTCTCATGAAATTATTTAGGTGGGATCTATTTTAGAGGGGGTGCATACAACAAACCTCCATCAGTGTAGAGTTTGTTTAATCCTCTCGTGAGACCTAAATCGGTGTTAGGTCCAACATGTTTTTCATATATTTCTTCATAATTACCAATCTGTCTTATAATTTCTATACTCCAATTAGCATTTAATCCTAACTTGGAACCTAAATTTTGTGAATCTCCTCCATTACGCTCACCCATAAATCGTTGTATCACAGGATCAATATTCTCCATATAATCTTCTATATTCTGTGACGTAATTCCCAACTCCTCCGCTAAAAATATTACATTGACTGTCCATCTTACTATATCAGACCATAATTGATCTCCATATTTTACTGCTGGTCCAAGAGGTTCCTTTGATATAATTTCTGGTAATATAACATGACGTTCTGGATACTGAAATCGTGCTTTGTGCCCTGCTAATGCTGACATATCTGTACCGTACATGTCACAATCATTATCAAGATAATAAACTTTTGGACTATCTGATGGTGGTACTGGTACCGGTATAAAATTAATCTGCCACTTATTAAAGAAATCTTTAATGTTTTGTGCGGCGGTAGAACCGGTATTGAAACAAACTCTTGCATTCATCATATCTTTTGCACTCTTGACACCAAGATTTTTTCTTACTATGAAACCCTGTCCATCAAAGAATACAGTAGGTAAAAACTCTATTCTCCAGTCTACATCTCTTGAAAAAGTCCATGTTGTTGTAGCAGATAAAATGTCAATTGAGCCATCAAACAATCTCTCAAAGCGTGTTCTACCATTGATTGGAATAAACTCTATCTTTGTTTTATCAAGAAATAATGCTACTGCAAATGCTCTACAAATATCTACATCAAATCCAACCCAACCTGGCGGTTCCCCGTCACTTCTTTTAAGAAATTCTTCGCTAAATCCTGGTGTATCAGCATATGTTCCGCACACAACATATCCTCTTTCTTTTATTCGTTTGACTGTATCACCAAACCCAGGTTTATATTCCGAACCTACAACATACATATCACTCATATGCTTTTGTTTATGTTGTTGCTCTACTTGTTTAAGTCGTTCTAATTCTTTTTTGAGTGCATCTAATTCGTCTTTTTTTATGATTGAATTGACTTCAACTTCTTCTGTATCATTATCTGGTGGAGTATTGAGTGACATCATCTCTTTATAATTGATACCCTCATTGAATTGTCGTTCTGGTTTGTGCATAGAAGGTAAGACAAATGTATCACCTTTATCTACATTACGATCCCAATCACGATCACCTGTTACATTTTCCATTTCCATAAGAAAATCACCTCGTTCAGTATAACCTGCGAGTTTCATCATGGCATCAATATCAAGACGATTTCTTATGGTAAATTGTGCTTCAATCTCAATCATTTCAGACCCTTGGAGCACATATCCTTGCGATATACCAAGAATCCAAAACATTGTGAGCATAGCGAAAAAGATTTTAATCTTCACTTGAGGACCCTGTAAATGTTCATGAGTTCTTCATCTGGCATGGGTGTTGCCATTGTGTAGTATTTTTGATGACCTATTGTCATGAATGCTTTAAGATCAGCAAAACTTGGATAAGTCGCTTGGAGCCCAGATATGAGATAATCTGGTTCAAGGTGACATGTAGAGCATTCATTACCTTTTGCAAATACTCTCGTTGCCGCCTTATATCTTTCGCTTGTTACCAAGACCGAAGTAAGATCCTTTTCAATCCATTCAACCTTTTCTTCAATTCCAGGAATGACTAGAAATAACAAATAAACTAGCAATCCTATTGTTATGAAGATAAAGGTTTTAAGACTTTTTACTGCATCAAAAGTATCTTCTTCAATCTTTTTGACAGGTTCAAATCTAACCTCTCCTCCTTCGGTTTCTATTTCTTGACCAACACCTTCTGGCTTTTTGGTTTTTTGCTCAGCCATTGACAAACCCCTTATTCAATTAATTATTTACTTTTTGCCTACCTCGGATAATTTAGCCGTTATTTGTTGTGAAAACCATTTAAGTACGATTGGAATACTCACATTTGAGGTCAGACCAAATAAGAATCCTACAGGATATTTGTAGGAATCATATGCTTGTGCTTGAGGCACATTATTAAAGACTACTAAAATTAATAGAAATCCTGAGACTGACATTCCCAGATTGATTAATAGATCGAAAAGGATGAGAGGTATATTCCCTTTATATTTTTCTTTATGGTCTTGACGGTAGTTAAATAAAAAGATCCAAAAAGATGAGAAAAGTATTATTCCAATCATGATTAAATTCATAGAGTTAAATATCTCTTCCATATATCACCTTTGTAATTGTTGTTGAATTTCCGTCCATGGAGAGTTTCGTAATATTTATTTTACATAGTATATATCCATTTTGAAATTTCTCTTATTATAAATACAGAGGTATTGGAATCACAAGATTAATTATAAGAGAAGAGAACTATGTTTGAAGTAGCATTATTAATCCTTAATGTTTATGTTGCTTATTTAATATTAATTCATTAAAAAAATTATTTATGATATTCTAGATTATTAGGATTGTCTGCCCATGTTTTTGGCATTTGAAACAACGCATTTACCCAATCTTGTTTTGGTTTATTTCTTGCAAATATACACCATCCAAAATATTCTTCACCTTTAAAATTTTCATCAACAAAATCATCAAAAGAACCACCAGTTGTCAGTACATCGTCACAAATAAGATATGGATCATCAGAATTTTGAGTTGAATATTCGTTTAACCATCTACTGAGTTCCAGACCACCTCTCGGTATTCCTATAGCGGCACAAAAAGGTCTTTTCTCATATTCCATAATCATTCTCGCAAGACATTTCCATTCAGGTGAAGTTATAGCATCACATTCTATTTTCCAGTGTAACACATCACCTGAGTGACTTACAAAATCTTCTTCTACAAACAAATAGTTTTTTCTTACATGAAAATCGTTCATGGTAATCCTTGTTCACTTGATTTATCTCTCTCATCTTGAAATTTCTGTAAAATTTCAAATAATTTTTGAAATTGTTCAGGAGTTAATCTTCTTAATAAAGCAATAGAAGCCCCGTCAAATCCCATTTTGTATAATTCATTGTGCCCTATCCCATTACATTGCATCTGGTCCAAACATGAATACTTCGCCACTATTATTTTCTTTATGCTCAAATGTACTTGTAGGATGAGGCAAAACTATACCTTCTTGATCAGGATTAATCCATTTATTATGACATTTTGAACAAAGCATCCAAATATTATCCACGTTAATAGTTCCTATATTTTTACAATTAATTTCAGAGCATTCCATAACTATCTTATAATGGTTGAAAAATGTCTAACCAATATAAACGAACTTATACCTATCCATAAAGTATTGAACGCTAAAAGTGTAGGTAATAATTTTTGTTCACTAACCCAAATTAAAAGTCCAGATGTAAATAATGTAATTATATGTGCCCACCATACTTCATAACTAAAAAATATCGCAGGCAATATAACTAGTAATTTACCACTCCAGGCCATAGCCTCTACGATATTGTATCTCTTTTTCCAATATTGTTTATCTATCCACATTGCGTACACCTCTCGTACACGTTGAAAACCTGTTGCAGAGTATATTATGTAAATAAATGTAAACCATACTAAAAAAGTTAAAAGAATTATTATCATAACATTCCATAACTATCCCATGTTGCAATTATATAATATACACCATAGATACACAATGAATGAAATAGAAACATTGAGAGTGTCATGAGAATAATACCGATATGGATTCGTCATGATGCACTCTGCGTATTGCTTCTGCAAATAGTTTGCTTACAGATAGCACTTTGACCTTTTGATTATCATATTGTGGAATTGAATCAGTGATGGTCAGCCCACTCATGTTGGATTTGTTGATAGTCTTCATCCCTCCGTTGCTTAATACGCCATGCGTTATATACGCTTGCACTTCTTCTGCTCCATTGGCCAAAAGAGCATCTGCCGCCTTGACAAATGTTCCTCCTGTATCCACTATATCGTCTACTATTATACATTGCTTTCCTTTGACTTTACCGATTACGTTCATTGCTTCGCTTTCATTCGCTTTGTCTCTGCGTTTATCTACGATAGCAATGTCCAGATTAAGTTCTTTTGCGATAGTCCTTGCTCGTCTGACACCACCTGCATCAGGTGATACAATAAGTGCATTTCCATTACTCACCATTGGTTTTTTCTTTAGGTCTTTGACGAATAATGATTTAGACCTCAAGTCATCTACAGGAATGTTAAAGAATCCTTGTATTTGACCAGCATGTAAATCCATAGTCAATACTCTGTCAGCACCAGATGCTTGTATCATATCTGCTACTAATTTTGCGGAAATTGGTGTTCTAGCGGAGGGTTTTCTATCTTGTCTAGCGTAACCATAATAAGGCATAACAGCCGTAATGCGACCGGCACTCGCACGTTTACATGCATCAATGACAATCAATAATTCCATGAGATTGTCGTTTGCAGGGTTGCAAGTGCTTTGTATAATAAAGACATCTTCACCACGAATGTTCTGATGTATTTCACAAAAGATTTCACCATCAGCAAATCGTGTCAATTTCATTTCACCTAATGCAATGCCTGCATGATTTGATATGTGACTTGCAAGCAGTTTATTAGAATTACCAGATAATAAAATCATTTTTTTATCCACCTTCCAGTCTCATCTTGTTTAAGAGACCTCCAATGTTTACCTGGATAAAATGCATCTAAATGACAATCATCGTGAGTTAGACATTTTATAAATGGCACACCTTTCATCATATGTGTATTTGCTACTACCTCATCAACTAATTCACGGTAAACTCCCCAACCCTCAGAAATTGGGTTGGGCTGTTTTATTTTACTCAATTTGATACCAAATTAAGAGATTGTTCACTTTCAGGAACAAATGTTCCTCTACCTAATTTAATTTCGTCATGAGTAACAAATTCACCATGACCTATCGTATAAGCAGAATGACCAAATTCAGCAATGTCAATACCCTGAGTTTCTTCTTCCAAAGAAATCCGGAGTCCCATTGCTAGTTTAATAACATACCAAACTGCAAAACTAGAGCCAAAAACAAATGCTCCAATAATTAAAATGCCCTGTATTTGCGACATCAAACTTACTTCATGATTAAACACTCCTACTGCTAATGTTCCCCATATACCAGCAACTAAATGAACAGACAATGCTCCTACCGGATCATCAATTTTTAGTTTATCCCACATAGGGATTGCTAGTACACATAATCCTGCTCCAATTATTCCTATAACAGTTGCTAACCACATAGTAGGATAATCAGGACCTGCAGTAATAGAAACTAGTCCTGCTAATGCACCATTCAATACCATCGTCAAATCAACTCTTTTATATAACAGTTGAGTCAAAATCATAGCAGTAATAGCGCCAGCACAGGCGGCAATATTTGTATTTACAAACACACTTGCAATAGCATTTACATCTGCTTTAGTAGCCATTGCCAATTGACTACCACCATTAAAACCAAACCACCCCAACCAAAGAATCATTGTTCCTAAAGTTGCTAATGGAAGATTTGAAGGGGGAATCAAGTTAATTTTTCCGTCATCAGTATACTTACCTGATCTGGCACCTAATAATAGAACACCAGCAAGTGCGGCCCAACCTCCAACTGAATGAACAATTGTAGATCCTGCAAAGTCAGAGAACCCCATCTCAGATAGAAATCCCCCACCCCATGTCCAGGCTCCTTGCATAGGATATATGATTGCGGAAAGTACAAGAACAAAAACCATAAATGACCAAAACCTCATTCGTTCTGCTATTGCTCCTGAAATAATAGATGCGGTTGTTGCGACAAAGACTACTTGAAAAAAGAAGTCAGAGGTCCCTGCATGGTCTCCATCCGACATGGCTCCATACATGAGATAATAACCACATGCGAGGAATGCTAGACAACTAAGAGCATATAAACAAACATTCTTAGTTAGGATTGCGGTCGTATTTTTCGTCCTCACCAATCCTGATTCTAACATTGCAAATCCAGCGGCCATCCAAAAAACAAGCACACCAGAAAATAATAACAAAAAAGTATTCAGAATATACTGAATATCGTCCATCTTTCTCCTTCCGAGAAACAAAGCGGTAAGTCTTCCACCTTACCGCTAATAATTAATAATTAGGCACTAGGTTTAGAATAAATGCCCCACAATACCCAAATTGCAACTAATCCGACGAGTCCTTCGCTTCCAAGTTGCTTTACTAATCCTACTACAGAACCGATCACATCTAAACCGATAAACGGTACGGCGGCTCCAAAGAGGATCTGAAGCACTACTCCAAGTGCTATAAGTGATAAACCTATTTCTGTGATGGATCTAATCCATCCGAGAATTTTATCTATCATTTTTCTCCTTTTTTATTAGACTGGAGCATTCCACCATTGCTCCCACGGAAAATGTATCCATGTTTTAGTGGAATCCTTCGCAATCTCGTTGACATAATATGTTGGTTCAAAGTTACATTCATTGTTCCACCATAAGGTTGCATATTTAACATCAACTATATTCTGTTCTGGTCCTTTTCGTGGACCTTTGATATGTTGAGCCATTTTTTCAAATGTTTCTCCCGAATCACATATATCATCAACGATTAAAACCCTTTCATCGGTGGGTTTCGGCAAATAATCTTCCCATTCAGGAAAATCTCTCAATGACGATTTAACAGGCTTAAACGGTTTCTTGAACCAATGAGATAACATAACACCAGGAGTGAGACCACCTCTGGATAATCCAACAATCACATTTGGGTCGAATTTGTCAAGAACAATATCTCTTGCAAGCACATTTACATCTCTTCTCATTTCTTCCCAACTATACCATAATTTATTCATGATAATCCTTAATCGACTTGTATATCTCTCGTTATATCTTTTATTTTTTCGATTTGTTTTGTAATGATTTCGTCACGTTTTGGCCAGTAAATATAATCTTTATCTGGATTTTTCATCAAATTATACAATAGAGGTAAAATAAGTTTCTCAACTTTAAGCATGTCTTCCACATACTTTTCTTCAAGATACTCTTTTTTGTAATTGATTTCGTTGATAGCGGAATCTATCTTTTTTTCTAGATTTGTGAGGGATTCTGATTTTGCTTCGACTTCTACAATTTTCTTTTCGACCTCAGTCGTTTTCGCTTTGTATTCTTCATCATCTACCGCAGAAAAACCAAAATCAAAATCTGCGTATTCTTCAGGTATTGTTGCCATAGGCGTGTCCGTACTTTGCTATGTAATAACTATCAACTATATCTGTGATAGGATTATTTAGTTTAATGTTAAACTCGTCTAATAGGTTTCTATTAGTCTCATCGGTGAATGCATCATACATTTTTTCTTTGTTAGCATTACCTTTAGTTGTAGCGTATTTTTTAATAACGGTAGGAGCAACCATCTCGTATTTGATTCCCCATTTTGTGAGTGTGTCTTTGAGTATTGCCATATTCTCTGCTATGTGAAATACTCTACCAGTGGCGGCATATGCGTAGTCTTCTATATATGCTTTCGGTCTTTCTGGGCTTGTTGCAGTAATACAACAATTAATCACCCAGTTTGCAAGCCCATGATACCTCTGCAAATCAGTTTCCCAAGCAGGATATATGTCTGTTTTTATGCTCCGAATCTCGGCCCATTTTGATCGTTGTCGTTCATTATTCGCCAAACAAAAATGAGTACAAGTGCCAGAATTATAATTCCACTTATCGTTTCCATTGTACAGTGTTATTGCAGGACTGGTTAATGAATAATCAATCCCAATTATCTTCATCTTCTTCTGGTGTTTCTACATAGGCACCGCAAAAAGGACAGTGGGATGGTGCCCTATGACTAGTCCATGTAACTATATATGATTCGCTACACTCAACGCAATCAAAATCCTTTTCAATCTCGTTCATTTGCAGGCCTCTCCGAATCCTTATATTTTTTTAATAAATGATAACAATGTTTAAGTCCGTCAGAATAACATTTAAGTCGTTCTGGCATGACCAAATGATTAAGGTCTGGTTTAGGGTTTCTTCTTATTTTTTCTCGTAAGTTAGAAACCCTAGTCATTTCATTTTCAATCTCGTCCATGATCTCCGCTAGGAGATTATCCGCATAGTGTTCTGGGACCATTGACATATCCATCGTATTCAGCCTTATAATAATATAGTTTTTCTCGCAATTCTTTTATCTTTACTGCATTATATAGGTGTGATGGAACGATCAATTGTTCGCTTAATAAGTCCTCATAGTGTCGTATAGTCTGATATAATTCATCTTTCTCGGACAACGCATCTGATAATACTTGCATTAGATGTCCACCACTTCACAACCACCATCGGAGGCACAAGCCAATTCTTGTGCTCCAGCAGTAAAGTCTTGCTCTTCGTATTTAGCCAACTGTAACCAATCAACATTTTTTGGCATTGTTTTCAATGCTTCTTCATATTCTTCTTTTGTACAATCTTGATATGGTGCTTGACGATAAGTATGTTCATTAAAAGGAAGAAATGAGATACCACTGATATTGTCAAAGTTGTCCCAAACCCAGTTACCTACTTCCATCCATTCATGTTCTTTGACTGAAATTGTCACTGATGGTTTATGCTCACACCAATGAGTTTGATATTTCTGCCAGAGTTCAAGTTGCTCTTTTGCGGTCATATCTTGTCTAAATACTGCATTTTTTGGACTCTGCATTGGAAATGAAAATACAGTTGTATGTTGTGGTTTCATTACATCTGCTTCGTTTGGAAACCCTGCATCTTTCATGAACGCACACAAAGGATCTTTGTTGTCTGCACGTACAGTTCTAATGTAATATGGATTATGTCTGGCATGGATACCTGATGCAGAATCGACTAACTGACTAACCGTTCCGCTTGGCTTAACGCATGTAATAGCGGCAGATTGAGGAATGTCAAGTTTCTCTGCAAATTCTTTGTTTGTTGCAACCGCTTCTTGTTTAAGATTCTCTAATAAATCTTCTAGCCCTTTTTTCTTACCATTTGTAAGAGCATTGTCCATTATTCCTGTGAGAGAGACTCCAAGAAGTCGTTCTTCATCGCAGTTTCGTTTCCACTCTCTGGAGAGGTATTTGAAATTTGTGAGGGTTGATTGAAATGTGCCAAGGATAGTCGCCATGCGAACTTTCTTCCGTAAAGATTCGGCAGTGTCCCGTCCACGGACAACGACTTCTGAAAGGTTGCAAAACTCTCTGCTTCTAAGTATGATCTCACTGCAGGGGTTAGTTCCAAAGTCTTCTCTTGGTTCTCTTCTGATTTCTTCTTCATTGTTTAAACTTTCTACTTGTTTTTTGGCCGACATACTGTTATAGATTCCACGCTCTCCCGATTTAGAATCGTAGAGGGATAGCCACTCTCGCATGAAAGTCCCAATGTCTGGCTTTTCTTTATAGTTAACCGAATTATTGGCGAGGGCTCGTTGTTTATTATTCTCCCACCACTGTCCTGACTTAGCATGTCGCATTGTTTCGTCTTGTAAGTTTGACAGGCTGATAAGAGCAGAACGGCGGACCCCACCAACAACAACAATTTCTGCAATTTTACATATAATATCATGTGCTTCTACCGGTTTAAGTTTACGCCCTGCACTATTCTGAAATGTATTTATTGTAAACTTAAACAGTTCATCTAATGGCTCAGGACCTGATGCTCTACCTCCAAATGTTTTGAGTGGTGCTCCTGCAGGTCTCACATTTGAAAGATCCCACTTTGGTATTTGACCTTGCCAAATAAGTGAGAGTAATTCTTTATATGCTTTAGCCCATCCTAATTTACTATCTGCTACAACTATTGTTGTGTCAGTCTCATGAAACTCTTCGGCAACTATTGGTAATTGAGCCACATACTCTTCTTCTACTGAAAATCCCACACCAGTACCATTCATGAGAATATACAACACTTCATCAAAGGATCTTGGAACATCTACCTTAACATATGAACAATTATATCCTGCAATGTTTTCTTTCTTAAGGGCTTCACCTGCGGTCATCAAGCATCTCATGCTAGGCATAACATCTAGATTAGTGATAGCCTCTCTCAGATCTGCCTCTAACCCATTATCTAATTTAAAACTATGTTTTGTATCTAAATGTTCTTTAAAAAAAGTAACCAATCTGTCAACTGTTTCTTCCCATGATTCTCTACGTTTTAATGTATAATTCCATCTTGCATATCTTGATAAGTGAATAAATGATTGGTACTCGGTAGGTAGAGGCATTTTTGCTCCTTATTTTAATTTTTCTAAAAATTCTTTTGATTCTCGTTCTGATAGACCATATTTTGCCATTACCCAACTTCCATTTAGATTCTCTTTGATAATCCTCATCTCTTTGGCGGAAAATGTCTTTGAGTTTAAAATATAGTCTTCAAAGGCTTCACAACAAATAGGAAAATGTGGTTTTACCAATTCATACATTGCACTTGCGTAATCTTGTATCTCTTTTTGTGCGTGAGCATCCATACGTAATTTTGCAAAATGAAAAAAGTTATGTAAATCTATTTTCCAAATACACTCGGTGTAATTTGAAACTGGTAAAACTGTTCTTGCAATTTCTCTTGCAATACCCTTAAACCCTTCATAAAATCCATCTAGAAGAGTAGGGTTAGCAATTTGTCTATAACACTCTTTTGCCTGATCGGTAGTTGCAACCATGCGACTTAAAACAAGAATTTTATTTTCTTGATCCAAATCTTGACCACGACCTTGATTGTTTGTTTCTGATTGTTCTTGTACATCGGCTTCAGCAGGCAAATAAAATTCATCACTCATTAATGAGTACCGACCAGAGTATTCGTTTATGTTAGCAGTCCTATGTCTAACAAGTTGTCTCATCACGAATATTGGTAGTTTAATATGAAACTTCACTTCGCACATCTCAAATGGTGATGTATGTTTGTGTCTCATCAAATAACGAATTAGGTTTCTTGTTTGGTTAACCTTCCGTGTACCTTCACCGTAACTAATTCGGGCGGCATTTTCAACTTCCTCATCATTACCCATCACTTCTAATAACTTCACAAAACCATGCTTATGTATTTTCATATTTTAAATTCCAACATTTTTGTTTTCGCAATTAGACCAGAATAGACATTATTTTTTAACTCATTTATAACATCTATTCCACTCAAAATCATATCATTAATATCTTTATGCTCTATGTACCGAGGCCAAATTACTATTTTATGGTGTCTCTCAATTGTTGCTTCCATCTTTTTGATTGTCTCACGATTTCTTCTTTCATTATCGTAAACAAATATCAGTTCTTGATTAATGAAATGTTTTATTGCTGAAACTAAATCACCACCTGCAACCGCAATACAATTATCTATGAACAAGGAGTCAATCGGACCTTCGACTACATAAATTGGCTTACTTATATCAACTCTATCAAGACCATATATTTTAGGGTATTGTTCATCAATTCTTACAGTAATATATCTCAGGTCCGATTGACCTAGGGCTCGTCCTTGAACGGCAAACATCTTCCGTGATTTATCAAAGAAAGGAATCACTAACCTCGGCTCTTCATAAAGATGCTTATATATATCAACATCGGAGATTTCAAGACCTTGAACAAAAGTCTTAAAATTTTCTGTATAGAATAAATTTCTATGATGCTCTTTCGGTATGCCTCTCTTATTCACATACTCTTTACAATAATGCTCGTCATTAAGTAAATTGATTGACTTCAATTTTTGTAAAGGTGAAAGACTATCAGAAAATTTAGGTGGCTCAAACTTGAATTCAGGTTTTTCTACTGGAGAAAACGTAGAAGCATTATTTGTATAACTTTCAAGAACATATTGTTTATGTAAGGTAGGATTTATTTGCTTGATAAGATTGGCAAGACTCATACTCGCAGAACAATTATGACATCGATAAAACAAAAGATTTTCTTTACGATAGACATAGCCTCTCGCTTTATGTTTTTTCTTTTGTGAATCACCACAGATAGGACATCTGAAATTATACAGATCATCTCTTTTGCGTGTAAATCGTTCTAATTGTCCTGAGAGTAAATTGATGAATTTTTGATCAATGTAGATACTCATAATATAAAATGAAAGGGTTGAAAATAACTATATTATATAACAAAAAGTTCAAAATGTCAAATTATATCCCAACCTGTTTGATTACAGTTATAAGTTCTTCTTCTTTTATATTATTTTTTTTAGCAAATTCATAAAGAGGAACCAGATCTCTTGTCTTTGTCTTTTTTTTAAGAGATAGTGCTAATTTCACAAGATCATTGTTTTGCATACATTTCCACATCATATACCAAAGCAAGCTGATCTCGCAACAAATCAACTTGCTTTGAAATATATTTTACTTCTGATTTAACCTGAGCCACTTCTTCTTTTAATTCTATAACAGAAGCAAGACTCCAACCTATCATAGCAATGATAGCCACTATCATAGGCGTTATAATCATTTGTACCAAATTCTCGTGTTCCATTAATTATCCGATGCCATTGACTATTTTTAATAAACTTTTACCCATGGTAATAGCATTTTGTACTGTTTCTGCGGCGGCTTCGACCTCAGCATCTATATCGATATTTCCCCCTAAACCCAACTCTGTCATAGAATATTTAGTTAATTCCATAACCTCATCCAAGGACAAATCTTCTAATTCTGGAAGAACTTCATCAATATTTTCTACTGCAGGAGCAATTTTTTTTAAAGGCTCTACAAAATTTTTGGCATCCCAAAAATCAAAATCTCCATCAGACAAACTAACTTTTATCGCATTACCAAGACTGAAAACAAAAGCCAAAACTTCTTTTGTTTCTTTAATACCTCTTTCAGACATTTATTTCTCCATTCTGTTTAAAATCAGTCATTACGAATATGTATTAAGTAGAGTTCCACTCACATCGAAAATTTTAGGCACATAATGACCACCTTCTGAAACTACTTTATCAGAAACGACCATGTCTCCATTTGCATGTAATTGCACGTTATCTTGCCCAACTGAAAACTTATAAATATCACCAACAGCATCACCTGCAGTTGTTCCTGTCCATGCAATAGATATACCTTTTTCTACAGCCGTAGCACTTGTTGCCATGTCAATATCATCACTATAATTTAAATTATTTGTGCTCCATGCCCACTTGTGAGGTGTGGATGTTATATCTGTTGTTTTGATATAATAAGTGACAGGTGATGGACCTCCTGTATAATCGCCACTTGTTGTAATATCTCCAGTTGCTGGAGATCCAACGGCGGCATGAATTGACACACTTCCTATCTGTCCGCCATCATTTGACCGTAAAATCAATCTACCTTTTACATCGGCACTTGTTCCTGGATGATTTACTTCAATTTCAGCCATTTTGTGTGGAGCAGTTAAAGTTGTGAGAGGAACAATAACTGTTGATTCCCATACATCATTTAACGTATGTCCTGTTGTTGCTCCAAAAATAATTGTAACACCCTCGGCTAATGCTTGAACACCATCACTTCTTATCTCTATGTTTACCCCATTAAAAGTAGATCCTCCGTCATCACTATATTGAAAAGAATCTGGAGTTCCAACGGCTGTAATTTTTACTTGATAAGTTTTTGTCGAACTGCCCGTATAAGATCCTCCAAATGTTGCATCGTTTAATCCAGTTCCTGTTGCTTGAGTTGTAGGCCCAATACCACTTGTGACATCATTGAAATCGGCATCACCACTTTTAAAACCATAGAACGTAATTTTATTTTGTCTAGAACCATCAGCATCACCTTCGTCAGGTGATAATAATTCTAAATTTTGTCTTATAACTGCCATTTAACTCCTAAACATTTTTCGGGGTCCCAGCAGGATATGAGTCACCTACTTCAGGCATACTCATATCATGCAATTCTGGTCCTGCTGGCACACAACCTCCTAATTCATTGTGCATAGTAAATCCGTCTGGACATTTTCCGTCTATTGGCGGTAAAGCACCAGTAGAGTATTCCAAAGTTGAATTGCCAACTGTTCTTTTTTTACTGTTTTTAATAAAAGTTTTGAATCCTTGCATTATCTTTTCCGTATTTAAGATAAAGCATGGCCCCAGTTAAACTATCTTTAATTATGATAGGTTTACTTGGATTTGCTCTACCGTATTGTCTTATCTCTTCACCTACTTCATCATTACCTACATAATTCTCATATTTTGCATATTTCTTTTTACCAAATCTTGCTTTCATGAATACATTTGGGTCAACTGTGAAAACCTCTGCCCCTGCAAATTTTTCTCTTTTTTTCTTTTTTTGTGCCGCCGTAATACCTGGAGGTTCACCATCTGGTCCTACACCAATACTTGCTATATTACCACTGCCTGCATCTAACTCTTCAAGATATTTTTCTCTTAATGTAATCTGTTCTCTCACCATTTGTACATTTTTTTCATCTGTTTTCATAAACTTGAAAAATTCTTCTTGTAAAAAACTCTGATCTTGATAATGTCTATAAGTTAAATCTTCTTTAAGTAAAAATAATGCGGCGGCAAATGTTGCAAACCTTGTTTTACCACCAGGCACTTTACCTAATAGTTTTTTAAGATTAAAGATCATAGTATCTGTTATCGTGTATGCATCTCTCTCTTCTTGACTTTTGAGTTTGCTTCGTTTCTTTAAAACTTTGCCTTTTTCATCTATTATACCTAATTTATATGCCTCGGTCTTTTCAAATGGAGTTGTCAATTTCGTTAAAAATTGATAAGCAAAATATATGTTTCCTGCTGACTTTAATAGAGACATTAAATTTTCCTTAGTTTCTCTGCTATGTACAAATCAACACCTATATCTGAACTAATAATAGTTCTTTGATTAATACTTGAAATCACTTCTGGCATATATTTCAAAAAAATCAAAAACGTTTTCAATTCTTTCCAATAATCTTCAGGTATCTTCAAAAATAATATTCTTACCAACACTGGAATAGGAAAAACATTTGATAGCATAATTAAATGATTAAGCATTAATCTTTCCTTTATCTTACCTGTCTTCGAATATCTATTCAATAATCTTTTAATATATTTTATAATTTTTAAATCATTATGAAATTCCACCTCGCTTAAACATTGTGTATTTTCATAATATTTCATCGCATATAATATAAAATTATCTTCATTTAAATTTTCAAACACTATCAGTTTCTTCTTTTACTTCTTCATATTGAGATAAAAAATAATTACAAGTTTGTAAGGCACCTGTTAACATATCATTCTGTGCCTTTAACTTCGCCAATTCTTTCTCATATGTGACAATCGATGTTTCAATTTGAATTTTATCTTTTGTCAATCTTTCAACTTCATTTTCAACATGCTCTTTATCCATAATGCTCCATATTATTCATTTTCAATAAAAGTTTCTCCTGTAAATTCTTCTAATTTACGTATCATTCGTTCCATATTTATTCTTGTAACTTTACCAGTTTTAGTATTGCGTGAATAAAACTCCCATTCGTTATCTTTATTATGCGGTCCTAATTGAGTTTCATTGCCACCTTCATCTTTTGTGAATAAGTGAGTTAGTCCATCATCCGCACCTCCGGATACATTTCTGGCATATAGATATGCTTGTCCTTCAGGAACTGTTGAAGGTGCAACTCCATTTCCAAAAACAAGAACATTATTTGCATCCTCACCAATATCAGTTGTAGTCGTACTTGTTGTTCCAAAACTGACAACTCTTAATTTTAAGTTTAAATCATCAGTCGTATTATCATAAAATATTCTGTTATCAGTAACACTTGCGGCAATTGTGACATTTGAATTGAAAGTTGTATTACCATAAACTGTTAATTTTTGACCAATGTTTACACTCTTTGCAATTCCTGCACCACCAGTTACTTTTAAAGCTCCTGTTGTATTTGAAGAGGATGTCGTGGTACCAGTTACAACTACATTTGCTACCGTAATCTGTCCAGGTTTTGTTTCGTCAAGTGCAGTAAAATCAACTCTATTTTCATCATCTGTGTGTAAAAATCTCGAAACCTGGGTTTGTCCTAAGCTAACAATTTGTAATCTATTTAATTCGGTTACATCTGCTAAACATCCATCGAGTATATTCAACTCATCAGCAGATGATGTTACAAGTGAGCCTCCTAATTTTAAACCATAAGTAGCATGATCGTGACTAGCAACATCAAGACTAATATTACCATCGTTAACAGTTAATGTACCAATACTCGTTTCAGTATCATAACTTGCACTAACAGTTTCTTCAAAATTTTCTACTGCATTAAGGTCAGCAGGGGCTAGTGTATCAGAAGTTCCTGATAATTTATTAAGATCTGCTACATCACCTGTAAAACCATCTAGTGTATTAATTTCGGCTGCGGTAGATGTAATAAGAGTACCAGCCAATTTTAAACCTATATCTATTCCATTATGTGATGTTATATCTAAATCTTCACTGAACTCTCCATCATTGGAGGCTCTAAAAGTACCAATAACTTCAAGAGAATGGCCTGGATCTATGGTATTAACACCTAATCTACCATTAGTGTCTTTTACAAAAGTATAAAGAGTAGGATGACTTCCTAATTTAACCCCTGCACTTGATGATACACTTGTATTTCCATGAATAACTACATTTGCTTGTGCATCATTTGTAATGATATAGTCATCAGTATCTAACTTACCGCCTAATTGTGGTGTTAAATCTTGATGTAGATCAGTCATATTTGTACCTGAGCCAGATGAGAACACAATATTACCATGTAACAATCTTAAAAATTGACCATTAGCACCTGCAGTATTTGGTAAATTATATGCATCACTTACTCTAATAACACCATTTGCAAGACCATTATAAGTTCCAAGACTTATAACACCATTAGCAGAAGATATTTCTGAATTGTCAAGTATCATATCTCCGCCAATAATCATTCCTGTAGAATTACTTCCTATTCTATCAGTACCACCATCTTCTAATATAAAGGCGCCATCATCAGTTCCACTATCATATGCAGTACCATCTTCTAATAACAACAAGCCTTCAGTTGATATTGTGTCATTTATTGACAATTGACCACCAAAAACAACAGAAGTGCCATCCTGAACATATACACCATTTCCAGCGAGTATATGTTTAGCAATATCTAAGTTTACATTCGAATATAATTCAGTTCTCTTTGTGTCAAGTTTAATAAATTCATTTTCATTATTCGAATTAATAATTAAATTATTATTAGCGTGAATAGTAACTTTTGAACCTGCACTCGTGGATCCCATGACAACATTACCGGCAACTTCACTTGTGCCTCTTACATTTGCATGTCCACCAATAAATGTATTAGCCGCTACATTTACAGTATGTAACATTTCAACATTACCTGAGATATTTACTGAACCATCAAGATTTGTATTCGCAGATGTCGTTACTAATATAGTATTTGATGTAAACGCTGGCAATGCTGTATTTGCAGTGACTACTAAATCGTCTCCTTCAATTGTAGTTTTTGTACCATCTAATGTAGTATTGGCGGAACTAATTTTAGTGTTCGCTCCAGAAATAAAAAGATTTGCAGTAACGTTTGCAGTTTCACCTGCAAGTGTCGTATTTGCAGATGTGTTCAATGATGTTGTTGTAATTGTGACTTTAGATCCAGATATAACTGAAATTTCACCATCAGCATTTGAATGAATATATTCTGTATCATCTCTTAATTGTAAAGATTTGTCTGTAGATATTTTTACATTATCAGTAAAATTACCAAATAATCCAGATACATTTCCAGTAGCAGTTATATCACCACTTGCATTTACATTTCCTGTGGCAACCGCATCATCAAGCCAAATGTTTCTAAATCGTTTTGCGGTAGTACCTAAATCATATGTCGAATCTGTGTCAGGAATAATATGAGAACCCACATCTGCACCAAAAGAAACGGTATCTGTGTCATCACTTCCTAAAGTAATAGTTCCACCATCAGCAGTTATATTACCATTAGCATGAAGGTTTCCATGAATATTTACATTTTCTCCAACCCATAAACTTTTTGCAATTCCAACACCACCTGCAGTAACAATTGATCCTGTTGTATTAGTTTCTGAATCTGTAGTATCTGTAACATTTACATTACCAGCAACTGATAAATCGTCTCCAAGTGCAGTATTACCCGTTGTTGTTATATTACCTTTTATATAAACATTTGCAACTCCAGTAGGAGATATATAAACATTCGCACCTGTTATATTAAGATTTGCGGTTAATGTGGTATTAGCAGTAATATAATTATTTGAACCTGTGATATTAACATTTGCACCACTCATCGTGACGTTTGAAGATATGACAGTATTAGTACCCTCTAAAGTAGTATTAGAAGATGAAAATGTATTTCCAGCATCAATTTTTAATAATACCGTATCTGTGCCTTTTGGATTACCTCCACCAGATGTGACACCAAGAGACACATTTCCAAAAAATGTCGCATTAGCATTTGAAGTTAAATTTGCCCCATTAAACAAACTCAAAATACCAGTTTGTGTTAAATTGGCAGACGATGAGAGATTCGATGATATGACTGTATTTGTTCCTGCAAGTAAAGTATTACTTGTTATATGCGTATTGCCAGAATTTATTACAGTATTTGTTGTATCAGAATGTACTATTAAATTTGCTTTAAATGTTGTATTTGCATCAACTGTTAAATCTGTTCCATTGACATATACATTTGCTCCTGTCGTTGTCAAATTTGCCGAAAATGTCGCATTAGCATCCACCTCAATTGCACCAGAATGTCCAACAATTTTTTGAACATACACATCTTTCCATGATGCAATAGAATTACCTAAGTCATATGTAATTGTCGTATCTGGAGTTATATCTGAACTAAGATTTGTAATTGCTCCATTTCCAGCTAATGTAAAAACACCATTTACTGTTACGTTACCATCAACTATTATATTTTTAGAAACGCCTATTCCACCTCTAAATGTCACACTACTAGCAGTTGAATTTGAAGCCGCCGTAACATTAGCAAAAACTATTTGAGGTTCTACATTAGCAAAGAATTTTTCAATTGAGACTTTTTTATTTGTAGGTGTTCCTGCAGGATCATCCACTACCAGCAGGATATCATCCTTGCTGATAGTGGTCATTGCAGTAAGACCTGATATGCGTTTATCTGCCATAGTCCTACTTTATGATACGAATACCTTTATACGTTATCTATAGTGGTATTCGATGTTGCTAGTAACCAATAATCGGTACCATTAATTTTACATCTTACTCTGGTATCGGCGGCTGTATCAGCACAATTAGCGGAAACCATAATATTATTGTTTCCTGTCTGATGAGCATTCACTTCGGTATTTCCTGCATTAGTCATAGATACATAACCAGATGCATTAGAACCTAACTCAAACAAATACTGAACTGGATAAGCACCAGGTGAACGATTTGCAGTTGAGCCATGCTCATCATCTAAACAGATAAACGCATCAGGTTTCATAGATCGTGTCGTACTATTAGAATCACTAAATTGAATTTTCATACCATATGCTCTTGCAGTACCTGAAGACCATGCAGTATTAATAGAACTAGGTGCCGCACCATTAGTAATGTCTACATGAATAATTGATCCTGCTACAACTCCGGTTACATTAGCATAAGCGCCCTGAACGTTTGCAGAGAATTTTGATCCATATAGAAATTGAACTGTTCTTGCACTAGACGATGTTTTGATAAAATTTGTATGCGAACTTAAAGGAATTGTATCACCAGATGTGGCATCATTTCCTACGTTTTGAGTTGCGGCAACAAAAGTTCTACCAGAACTATCACCAGAGTCGGTTACGTGATTTAAGTTTCCAAACAAATTGAAAACCGAAACTCTTTTATTTACTGGACTGCCACTAGGATCATCAACCACATGTAAGATATCAGCGGAAGCGATACCTGTGGACAGATCCGTAAGGGCCGTCATTTTCTTATCAGCCATTGTTACTCCTAAGAGTGTTGGGACTCAACCAAGACTGTTCATACTATAAAAGAACAGTAAAAGGGATGTTTTACTGTTCCTCGTTTTCTTGTTTTGTCTTCACACTATTGTCGTTTATAAGTTGGTCTAGAACCGTTCTAGCACCATGTAATCCACTAAGTTCATAACGAACATTTTCTTCTAATTTATTTAGTTCATCTTTCTCACGGCCAATGCGATCTAATTCCAAAGACTGTTCTTGAAATAAGGCATCAACTTCGTTCTTCTTATAAACTAAAATTTCAATCAATTCATTATTTGTATAGGTTTTTTCAATCGTTTTTAATAACGAAATATTGTCATTCATCATGTCTCCATAATA